GAAGAATGTCACAAACGAATTCATATTAGAGCGCGCCAAGGGGAGGAAATAATTCCTCTTTCCTATTTGGAAGAGTGTCACCGATTTCACGAATCATTTCTAGACAAAGACACGGGAATCAATGTGAATCAGTTGGTAATAGATGGAAACGTAGATGTATTTGTTCATCCAGAGGCAGATGAAGAGCGAATGCAACAAATTGAAGAGTTCATTTCACCAAGTGAACTTTTGTAAAATTTTATACCTTCATACTTTTCAAATATATAATAACTATCCAGAATTCTTTTTTAGTTTATATTTTAATTCAAATGTTAAAATATAAAAATAATATATAAAAATTAAAAGATATAATATATAAATAAATGGAAATATCACATGATATTGTCGTCAGTTGCCCTCATTGTACCCAATCCATTTTAATTGAAAAACTTAATTGTCGCATTTTTAGACACGGAATACTGATATCCAATGGCGAACAAATGAATCCACATGAATCAAAGGAGAATTGTGATTCACTGGTTGAGAACAACTTGATATACGGTTGCGGTAAACCATTCAAAATCATTGATAATAAAGATGGCGCTTTAGTAGCAGTAGTTTGCGAATACATATAAATCACTTTAGTTTAGATGATATATAGATTTAAATTGATGCAAAATCAATTACAACTGGATAATGGTCTGAATCCCATTTGCCACAATATTCTTTATACCCGTGATAAATATAAGCATTAATTATTTTTCTATTTATATTGGGCGTAACCAAAACATGATCAATCATAGAATAATCTTTTTGAGAACTTGTAGCACATGACCCATCTGAATCCCACCAGTCACTAAAACGTTCATTTTGGGTAATCCGTGCAGCGACATTGGTCAGACTGTATTGCCCTTTTTTCTCTCCTTGTATCCCTTTCAAGATATCTAAAACAAGAGAGATTGGTTTATCCGAGTTTATATCCAATGTTTCTCCATCAAAATCATTCATATCCCCCAGTAAAATGATCTCGTATCCCTTTAAAACATAATCGGAAACAACATATTGTAACACCTGAGCCTGGGCTTCTCTCTGCGAGCATCGCGAAGGATCTGTCGGATATGCAAGCAAATGTGCTGCAATAAATGCGATATTCTGTCCATTGATATTATATTCAGTTATGTAATGCTTGCTGACTCCAGATGAACCAGGAGTTCCAGTATAATTACACTTAGAGCCAGGAACTGGATAATTAACACGTGTTTCCGTTCTATACAGGCTAATGACAGGGTCTATTTTAGTCAAGAGTCCTACATTTTGTCCAGTGCTAGTATCAGTCCCCTTTTTAAGATAAGGTTTTAAATCATGATTATCTAGAGAATCTATTACGGCATTGAGTTCATCGCAACCTTCTACTTCACAAAAATTAATAATATCTGGGTTCAAATCATTTAACACATTTGTAACATAAGAGAGATGAGTATTTGAATCGTTCAATGTTTTCCAAGGGCATCCATTACCGGGACAATCCGCAGAACTATAATAATCAATAAATAGCCATTCTACATTGTATTGAACCAATCTTAAGGTTGATTTATTGCTCCTTCGGTCATCCTGTGTTGTTATAAGGGGACACTCTGTATCGCCTTTTACTCCATTCATAATAAAAAGAAAGAATGTAAATAGAAACAATAATGATAGAGAGAACATAATTATATAATGAAATATTATATTTATATAATTATTTTTATATTAATAATTTACTGAATTAATCTCTACTTAATAAGATGTTGTCTTTAAATTTAAGAACAACTTCCAGAATATCCCTTATCGGTCCTCAACGCCCCTTCACCTGCACACCCTCTTATTTTCCCATTTTTTGTCTTTTCATTGCTCCAGACGCACTTCATGGGGGAACCACTATTATATTTTTTCGCAATACAACTAGAACAAGTTGTTGGTTTATCACATGTATCTCCATATCCTTCATATACATTACCATTGTAACTAAATAACTTATACACAAAAAAAAATAAAACAATTATAAATAATGGTTTTTTATATTTTCTATAAAAATCATTTATAGATCCACCTAAACTCATATAATATAAATAAATATAATAATATTAAAATGATATATTAAAATGATATATTAAAATGATATATTAAAATGATATATTAAAATGATATATTAAAATGATATATTAAAATGATATATTAAAATGATATATTAAAATGATATATTAAAATGATATATTTTTATAATTTACTGTATTAAATAATAAATACTTATATTTGAATTCAGATTCTTCTTTTCCTTAAATCAGACATTATTGAAAAGAGAGATAAATAAGGGAGAGAAAAAATTGAATATAATTAACCTTATTTATCTTATTTAAACTATTTTAAACCAACTTAAAACTAGACAAATAATAAATGATTAATACTATAATGATTTCAATTACTAAAAAGAGTCCATTGACTTCTCGGTTAAAAACTCAAAACCCCGATGCCAAAGTGTATCCCATTGCATCGCACATTCTGAATTTTGATGGCTGCAGCAAAGGCAATCCTGGTTTAGCCGGAATTGGTGCAGTAATTTATAAGGATAAAGATAAAGAGGAGATATGGTGCGGAAGTAAATTCATTGGAGTCAAAACGAATAACTATTCGGAATACAGCGCTCTAATTTTCGGATTAAAACAGGCGATCCAAATGGAAATAGATCATTTGAATGTTCTGGGAGACAGTCTGCTTGTAATTAATCAGGTCAATGGCGTGTATAAAGTGAAGTCGGATGACCTAAGAGAATTACACGAGGAAGTGAATGAACTTAAAAACCATTTCAAATATATAGAATTTAATCACGTATATAGAGAGAACAATAAAAGAGCTGATGAGTTATCTAATATTGCATTAGATGAAGATCATGTTCTGGAATCAACATTAAACGAAATAAAAGAAGAGATAAAAGTTTTAGAAAAAGAAGAGATAAAAACCGAGATTCTTGAAGAAATCATCGTGAAGCGCCCTAGTAAAAGAGTTGCTAAGGCACCAGCGACAACAATCAACTCATTCTTTCCAGTTATTTCCTTTTCAAAGGAAACTATTAAAAAATAAAAATAACCTCTTCTAATAATTCTCTAACAAGCAAATATTTAGTGTCGGTTGCGCCTTAAACTTCAACAAATCAGATTCTTTTTTTGTCGTGGAAAACAGTTCTTTACCGTAAACGTCTTGCAACAAAAGCCATTCAAAAATGCCTCCCAAATAGACGTAAATATTATAGAACCCCAATGCTAATAATTGTTGGTATTTTTTCTGAACCGATTCGTCATTACAATTTTTACCGTAAACGATGATCCGGATGCCCTTGTTCTCTCTTATGTATTTATTTATAATCATTTCTTCCTTGTCAATAGACATAGTATGCGAAATTAGACAACTTTGTTCGCCAGGTGGCAACGTATTGATTAGCAGATAAGTTTCCGCATTTTTGACAACAGTTTGCATATCTTCGTAATTGATTTTTTGCATTGATTGTGAATTTCCCATTATTTCGCAATTTATGTTTATATAAGTATTTAAACTATTTTTAAATATAAATTTGATCTTATGTGTTTATTCGGTTTAGAGAAAATTTGGGTAATTATAAATTATAATGTGTTGCACCAGCATCAAATTTCCAATGAAAATTGTTTACATGGTTTTCATTAATAATTCTACATCGTAACCCAGGAGCACTAATATTACAATCTTTTGCAGCATCTGCAATAGTATCGAAAAATGTATGCTCACCAGTTGAACAACATACTTTAATAACTGGTTGTTCTGAATATTGATCTTCTTTTGATATACCAGAATATCTCCATAAAAATCCTTGAGAAATAGTCTTATTTCGTCTTGCAGTTCCAATCGCATTTCCAGTTGTTAATCCTAAAGCCTTACCAGCGGCTTCAGTACTTTCAAATGTAGCAATAACTTCTCCTGTTTCTCTATGAATCTGATCTATAGAACGTTTAACCCTTCTAATTTGAGGAATTTCTGGATCTAAAATAGGTTGTTGTTTTTCATTTAAATTTCCATCTAAAATATCATTAATAGTATCTAAATCCTTACCATTTTCAATTAACATTTTTTCTATTTTTACCGTAATATCTAATACCTTTTTAACTATTTCATATGGACCATCAAATGCATTATTTCCTATACTTGTTAATGTTTGTTTTAACAAAAACATCATTACCTTTTCTGAAAAAGGATATGAAACCTTCACATTATATACCATTTGACCATTTATATCATTTTGCTGTAATGTTTTACTTACAGTTTTAAAATCCTTTTGCCGAACAATAGAACATTTATATTTGGTTTTTTCACTATTAAATGCATATAAAAAATATCCATATTTGCAAATAGCAAAATTACTCGCTATTTTCTTTTGACAATCAGTAGTAATATCAGGTTTATAGTTTTGTAATTCAGATGTTAATTTATTTATTTGTTCATCCTTGGCTTTATTATCCTTTTTTACCTGTCTAAGTTCTTCCTCTAATTGCTCATTTTTTTCAATTAATAAATTATAATTTTCAATATTATATTCATTTTCTTTTATAATTTCTCTAATATATTTATCTATTTTTTCAATAGTAAACTCCTCTTTATCTAATGCTAACATTTCCCTGTAGTTTTCTTCCTTATAATCTGGATTATCTACTGTTAAAGTTCTTAATTGTTTCTTTAATATGGGATGACGTTTGATCGCATTTTCAATTTCTATTTTATTTTTAACCTTAAATGCAGCAACTAATCTAAAATTATTAAAATTCTTTTTGTGACATTTGATTCTCTCTGCCAAGTTATTACTTTGACCAAATTTGATTAAATCTTCATTATGAACCCGAGGAGGTTTTCCAAGTGTTTTGTTATCAATTTTACCATAATAAATACATTGGGTATTTAATGGAAATTGTGAGATAAGTGTGTCTTCTAATAATTGATCCTTATCTTTTTGTGATTGGATTAGTTGCGATTCTAATTGTTTTTTTAATTCTGAATTTTCTTCTTGGACAACTTCGTGTAAAATTTCTTCTAATTTCATAAAATAATCATGAACTTCATCTGCTTTCTTTGTTCCGGCTTTTAAACAAAAAGATTTGAATGCTTTGATAGTTAACATAAATATTTCCTTATTGTGACCGCCCTTCACGTGTACGGATTGCTCTCCCGGTTGGTAAAGCGATAATTTATAATCAACATTTAATATAAAATTTTTTTCCAATAACCCTTTCGCCTTTATTTTTTGACTAAATCCAAGCCATTTCCATACATTATCTAAATCAACAACGAAATCCTTTTTAGAGTCATAGTTTAAATAACAATAAAAACTTGCAACAAATAACTGTTGTTCAAAATCTGTAAATCCTTGTTGAATTTTTGTTAGCATTTTGCCGCTGTAATTACCAGTCAACTTGGTAATCGGATTGTTCTCAATGAGGTCAACTATGTTAAGGTCTTCCATTATAAATTATTATACTTATTTGTCTTTAAGTTGTTTTGTATATTATTGTTATTGATTTTAGAAAGCAATAACAATATTTATTTAATGTATACCTAACAAAACTTCACCACAATTTCCACCTTTTCCTTCTTGATGCTCTTTGTAGCGGAAATGGACAACTCTTCGCGTTTTTTTCGCGTCTTGGAGTTGTCGCCAACGAGCATCATCTCCTTCCGCTTTGACGTGCTATTTCGGTTGTTCATATCCTTCTCAATGGCATCATAATTGCAGTCAATGTATTCAATGACCTGATTCTCCAGAGCCCATTTGAAGAAATTTAGTTGGCCAATTGTCGTCTCAATGCATTTATCCTCCTTATATGGGATACTTATTCTGTCCCACCTGCAGAACGGATCAAATCTTCTCTTGCTGTACGCTTTTAACTTCAATTTGTAATCATCGTAGACCTTAAATCGTCTGGCCACATTATCAGCGGTTTGACTTATTACGTACAAGGTATAATATTTCTTTGCATAGTTGGT